CCACCCCCTTCCAATTTGGTAGAAAAAGGGTAGGGGGGGTATATATTTTGGAGAAAGAGATGACCAGAGCGCAGAAGGAGATATATCACGTGATAGATGAATGGTGGAAGGCGCATGGGTTTGGGCCGTCCATAGAGGATGTGATGTACATTACTGGGGAGACGGGTAGAGGGAATGTGAACAGGAAGATGTGGGCTTTGGTGAAGTTAGGGATATGTAAGGGAGTGAAGGGAAAGGCTAGGAGTATCAGGCCGTCATATTTGCGGATGAGGAATTTAAATGGATGATAAGGTATTGGAGTATTTGTTGGATCTTCTTCCAGAGGAGGAGAGGGCCACGCTGATGCCTTTGGTGCAGGGTTACAGTGATGCTGTGACGAGGGAGGAAGGTCAGGTTGACTTCATGGCGTTTGTGAAGACGATGTGGCCTGGGTTTATTCATGGGGATCATCATGAACTGATGGCAAAGAAGTTTGAGGAGATTGCTCGTGGAGAGACTAAAAGGCTTATTATCAACATGCCTCCGAGACATACTAAGTCCGAATTTGCTTCTTATTTATTACCAGCTTGGTATCTCGGCAAGTTCCCTAATAAGAAGATCATCCAATGTTCAAACACTGCGGAACTGGCGGTAGGGTTTGGACGTAAAGTAAGGAATCTGGTAGATGGAGAAACGTATTCCAAGGTATTCCCGAATGTGGCTCTTAGATCTGATTCTAAGGCTGCTGGCCGTTGGTCCACTAATTCTAATGGGGAGTATTTTGCTATTGGTGTTGGCGGTACAGTCACTGGTAAGGGCGCTGATTTGCTTATTATTGATGATCCGCATTCGGAACAGGAAGCAGCGTTAGCGTCCTCGGATCCGAGTGTGTTTGACAAGGTGTATGAGTGGTATACATCGGGTCCTAGACAGCGTTTACAGCCAGGTGGATCGATTGTGATCGTGATGACGAGATGGTCGAAGAGGGACCTGACGGGCAAAGTTTGTCAGGCCATGATTGACAGGGACGGGGATGAGTGGGAGATCATCCAGTTACCTGCGATCAAGAGGAATGAGAAGCCTTTGTGGCCTGAGTTTTGGTCTTATGATGAGTTGTCTAAGCTGAGGGAAGAGTTACCACTGGCCAAGTGGCAAGCGCAGTACCAGCAGGATCCAACGTCAGAAGAAGGTGCGTTGGTCAAGAGGGAGTGGTGGCAAATCTGGGAACAGGATAGACCACCACCTTGTGAGTTTATCATTCAGTCATGGGATACGGCTTTTACGAAGAGTGAGAGGGCTGACTATTCAGCGTGTACGACTTGGGGTGTTTTTTATTTGAATGAAAACCCACAGGATCCAAATATTATTTTGTTGGATGCTCTGAAGGAAAGGATGGAGTTTCCTCAGTTAAAGACAAGGGCGATGGAGATGTATCAGGAGTTTCAGCCAGATGCGTTCATTGTGGAGGCAAAGGCGAGTGGAGCTCCGTTGATATTTGAGCTGAGGAGGATGGGAATTCCTGTTCAAGAGTTTACGCCAACGAGAGGAAACGATAAGATATCTAGGGTGAATTCTGTATCAGATTTGTTTGCGAGTGGTAAGATCTGGGCTCCGAGGAAGAGGTGGGCGGAGGAAGTGATTGAGGAGTTGGCGGCTTTTCCCAATTCAGATCACGATGACTTGGTGGACTCAACGACACAGGCATTATTGAGGTTTAGGAGGGGTGGATTTATTTCTCTACAGACCGATGAGCCAGATGAGCCAAGAGAATTCAGACGCAAAAGAGCTTATTATTAAAGGACCAATATGACGATCGACAAAGCCTTGTATGCAACGCCAGCTGGACTACCCATGATGGGTCCAGATGTGGAGATAGAGATTGAGGATCCCGAGAGTGTAAACATTGACATGGGGGATGTTCAAATCCACATGGGCAAGGAGATCGATGACTTTGAGGAGAACTTGGCGGAAAGTTTGCCTGAAAGTATTCTTCTACAGATTGGTGGAGACTTGGTTGGTGAGTTCCAATCGGATTTGGACTCAAGGAAAGATTGGATCCAAACCTATGTCGATGGCCTAGAGTTACTGGGACTGAAGATTGAGGAGAGGAATGAGCCATGGGAGGGTGCATGTGGCGTGTACCATCCTGTGCTGGCTGAAGCGGTAATCAAGTTCCAGTCAGAGACGATCATGGAAACATTTCCAGCGGCTGGCCCTGTGAGGGGTGAGATCATTGGGAAAGAGACGCCAGAGAAGAAAGAGGCCATGCACCGTGTCGTAGAGGACATGAATTATGAGTTGACGGACAGGATGCAGGAATACAGACCCGAACATGAAAGAATGTTATGGGGTGTGGGATTATCAGGCAACGGATTTAAGAAGGTGTATGTAGATCCCAGTCTAGATAGACAGGTATCGATGTACATTCCTGCTGAAGACTTGGTGGTTCCTTATGGCGCATCGAGCTTGATGTCAGCTGAGCGCATCACGCATGTGATGAGGAAGACTGAGAATGAGCTGATCAGGCTACAGATTGCTGGCTTTTACCGTGATGTGAACTTGGGTGACCCAGACAATACGTTAGATGAGATTGAAAAGAAGATAGCGGAGAAGTTGGGGTTTAGAGCCACGACAGATGATCGTTATAAGATCCTTGAGATGCATGTGAATTTAGATTTAGAAGGTCACGAGCACAGGGATAAGGAAGGAAATGCAACAGGATTGGCGCTACCTTATGTGGTGACGATTGAGAAATCCACAGGTCAGGTGCTGGCAATCAGAAGAAATTGGAGGCCCAATGACAAAACATTCCAAAAGAGACAGCATTTTGTCCATTATGGATACATTCCTGGCTTTGGCTTTTATCATTTTGGTCTTATTCATCTTCTCGGAGCTTTTGCTAAGTCTGGCACTTCAATTCTCAGGCAGCTTGTAGATGCAGGGTCTTTGTCTAATTTGCCTGGCGGATTCAAGACAAGAGGATTGAGGGTCAAAGGAGACGATACACCGATAGCCCCAGGTGAATTTAGGGATGTAGACGTCCCAAGTGGCACGATGAAAGACAACATCATGCCTCTTCCCTATAAGGAACCCAGTCAGGTTCTGTACACATTGCTTCAAAACATTGTGGACGAGGCCAGAAAGTTTGCTTCCAGTGGGGACATGAAAGTATCTGACATGTCTTCTGAGTCACCAGTGGGTACAACGCTGGCGATTTTGGAGAGAACATTGAAAGTGATGAGCGCCATTCAGGCTCGTATTCACTATTCAATGAAACAAGAGTTTGGATTGTTAAAAGAGATCATTGCAGACTTTGCGCCAGCTGATTATTCCTATGAACCTGATACAGGATCGAGAAAAGCACGAAGATCTGACTATGAAATGGTCAATATCATCCCTGTGAGCGACCCAAATGCGGCCACAATGAGCCAAAAAGTGGTGCAATATCAGGCGGTTTTACAGCTTTCACAGACAGCTCCACAGCTTTATAACCTTCCTTTCCTGCATAGACAGATGTTGGAGGTGATCGGGATCAAGAATGCGGAGAAATTGGTCCCCATGCCTGACGATATGAAGCCAGTGGATGCGGTTTCTGAGAATGTGGACGCTTTGAAGAACAAACCTTTGAAGGCTTTCCCCTATCAGGACCACCAAGCGCATATTCAGATCCACATGGCGGCTATTAATGACCCAAAAATCAAGCAAGTCATTGGTCAAAACCCACAGGCTCCAGCGATTTTGGCGGCATTACAGGCGCACATTACAGAGCACGTAGGGTTGGAGTACAAGAGACAGATCATTCAGAAGATGGGCATGCCTATACCGTTTGGGGATGATGATGATTTCAAAATGTCACCCGAACAAGAGATGCAAATCACAAGAATGGCGGTTCCTGCGGCTCAACAAATCCTCAATCAGAACCAAACAGCGGTTGCGGCACAACAAGCTCAACAGGCTCAGAACGATCCAGTGATCCAAATGCAGATGAAAGAACTTCAGCTCAAAGCGCAGGAGATCGACATCAAGCAGAAGAAGCTGGACATGGAAGCCACGGCCAAGGCTGACCAGATTGAGATTGAAAAACAACGAATTGCAGCTCAGAAAGAGATTGCTGGCATGCAAATCGGGGCCAAAGTGAAGGTGGATAAAGAAACTTTATTGGCTAAACAACAGTTAGAAGGCATGAAATTGGGCCATCAAGTTGGAAACAGTCAAGCTCAACTGGAACAACAAAGACGGATAGAAACAAACAGGATGTTGTCTAACTTGGTCAAAACCCAACAACAACGTCAAAAAGTCCCCCCAAAAAAGGATAACAAATGAAAGAAAAAATACTTGATCATCTCCTCAAAAAGGTAGATGACAAAGTCAGAGGCTTGGAAGAGTCTCTGGGTACAGGCGTAGCCAAAGACTATGCTGACTACCAAAAGATGTGCGGACAGATCACTGGTCTTTTGTCCGTGCGTTTATACATCACAGACCTAAAAAAGAACTTGGAGAATTTTGATGAGTGAAATACTGATCGGCTCAAACCCCGATGATGTGAGTAGCGTAACCACCCTGCCTCAAACAGCAGAAGAAAAAGCCAAACAACTACCCGAGCCATCTGGCTATCACATGTTGGTCGCTATCCCTGATAGAGAAGAAACATTTGATGGCAGCTCTATCATCAAGTCTGCCCAAAGCATGCACTATGACGAGGTACTTTCTACCGTTTTCTTTGTGATGAAGATGGGCCCAGATTGCTATTTGGACAAAACCCGTTTCCCCAATGGACCATGGTGCAAGGTCGGTGACTTTATTTTGGCAAGACCCAATACAGGGACCAGATTGAAGATTCACGGTAGAGAATTCAGATTGATCAATGATGATTCTGTGGAGGCCGTAGTTGAGGACCCACGTGGCATCACTCGTGTATAAGGAGGTTGTATGGCTGAATTTGAAAAAACAGAATTTAAATTTCCAGACGAATTAGGAGAACTTCCTGAAGTCGAAGTGGAAATTGAAGATGACCGTCCTGAAGAAGACAGGATCAATGCAGAGCCTTTGCCCAAAGCTCTTGTTGAGGAAATCGACAACGATGACCTAGAGGCTTATTCAAAAGAGGCAAAGCAGCGTTTGCTTCAAATGAAGAAGCTGATCAATGACGAGAGAAGGGCCAAAGAGCAAGCCTTTAGAGAGCAACAAGAAGCGGTCCGTGTGGCCCAGGCAATTATTGATGAAAACAAAAAACTCAAAGGACGTTTGTCTGATGGGGAAAAAGTCTACATTGAAAACGTCAGGGATACAGTTAACCGTGACTTAGATACTGCCAAGCGTGAATACAAAGAGGCTTATGACTCTGGTGATTCAGATCGTTTGGTTGAGGCACATGAAAAACTGATGGAAGTGAAGTTTAAAGCGCAACAAGTTGCCAGCTATCGTCCACAGTATGATGAAAATGCTTTACAATCTGGCGAAACTGAGGTACAAATACCTCAAACGCAACAACAACCCCAACGATTGGACTCACGAACCCAAGCGTGGCTTGACAAAAACAAGTGGTACGGGGTTGATGAAGATATGAGTTTTCTCGCTATGGGTGTCCATAGACGTCTGGAAAAAGAGGGAGTCCCGACAGGCTCCGATCATTACTGGAACGTCATTGATACAGAGATGAGAAAACGCTTTCCCGACAAGTTTGGGGAAGACGCAGGGACCAAAGACCCTGTAACAACTCGGAAATCCACGGTCGTTGCTCCTGCGACACGTTCAACATCTTCAAAAAAGGTTAAATTGACCAACACGCAGCTGGCGTTAGCTAAGAAATTCAAGCTAACCCCAGAACAGTACTATGACGAACTTACAAAATTGGAGTCCTAAAATGGCTGAAACAAGAGCACCCCGTGAAGTAACTACCAGACAACAAACAGAGCGTCCTAAACAGTGGCGTCCTCCAGAGCTGTTGCCTGAACCCGATAAGCAAGCAGGTTTTGCTTATAGGTGGATACGAGTTTCGATGCTGAACAACGCTGACCCACGTAATCTTTCTTCAAAATTGAGAGAAGGTTGGGAACCAGTTAAAGTTGAAGAGCAACCCAAGTACAGACTGTTAGCTGATCCCGATAGTCGTTTCAAAGACAACATCGAGGTTGGTGGATTGTTACTCTGCAAGATTCCAGAAGAGTTTGTGCATGCAAGGTTTGAGTATGAAAATAATCAAACAGCGGCACAAGCGGAAGCTGTAGATAACAGTTTGATGCGTCAGAGTGATGCGAGAATGCCGCTTTTTATGGAGCGTAAATCCTCGGTCAGTTTTGGTAAAGGTTCTTAAACATTTAGGAGATTTTCATGGCTTATCCTACAGTAGTGGCCCCTTACGGCCTCAAGCCTGTAAACCTAATTGGCGGTAGAGTTTTTGCGGGTTCAACTCGCTCATTCCCTATTGTTAATGGTTACAGCACAAGTTTGTTCAACGGTGACGTTGTTCAACTCGGTACTGGTGCAAACATCGGTGCATTGGTTGCGTCTGGCATTACATACAACTCGACTTCAGCAACAGCTGGAACGATTGGTATTTTTGTTGGATGTGAATACTCAACAACTGGCGGTCCAATTTACGGTAAGAATCGTTACCAATTTTGGCAAGCTAGTACAACTGCTCCTGATGCAACTGGTTATGTTGTTGATGATCCTCAAGCAGTGTTCCAAGTAGCTGTTGTTGTTAGCCCAGCTGGTACTGGTGGTTCTACCACACTTCAGTACATCAACCCTGCCTTCATCGGTTCCAATGCTTATTACATTGGTAACGCTGCTGGTAATACTGGATCCACAACCACAGGTGACTCACAAGCTGGTATTGCAGTTTCTGCAACTGCCACTGTAAGCACACCGATTGTGACTGCAAGCTACGGTGCTTTCCGCATTGTTGGTGTTGTTCCTGCGTCAGCTGTTACTGTAACAAGTAACGCTACAAGCTCAAGCACAACCATCACATTGTCTTCAGCCAATAGCGCAATCACTCCTGGAATGGCAGTGAATGGCCCTGGTATCAACCAAGGTTCAAACACTTACGTAACAGCAGTATCAGGCACTTCAGTGACGATTAATACAGCAGTGACAACTGCTCAATCGACCGCTGCACAGTTTTCTTTCACAGGCTATCCAGAAGCATTGGTAACATGGAACTTTGGTTACCATAGCTACTTCAATGCCACTGGCGTTTAATTAAGGAGCATTTAAATGGCTATTTCACGTGCACAACTACTTAAAGAGTTGCTCCCTGGCTTAAACGCTTTGTTTGGTCTTGAGTATGCTCGCTACGGTGAAGAACACAAAGAGATCTATGAAATCGAGACTTCTGAGCGTTCTTTTGAAGAAGAGACAAAACTGTCTGGTTTCTCAGCAGCACCAGTCAAAAACGAGGGCCAAGCCATCGCTTATGACAATGCTCAAGAAGCTTGGACTGCTCGCTATAACCACGAAACGATTGCCCTTGGCTTCAGCTTGACTGAAGAGGCTATTGAGGATAACTTGTATGACTCTTTGTCTGCACGTTATACAAAAGGCTTGGCTCGTGCAATGGCTTATACAAAGCAGGTCAAAGCAGCCGCAGTGTTGAACAACGGCTTTAATGGCCAGTTCACATACGGTGACGGACAGCCTTTGTTTTCAACGGCTCACCCCTTGATCTCTGGTGGTACTAACGCCAACACTCCTTCTACCCCTGCTGACTTGAACGAAACCGCATTGGAAAATGCAGTTATTCAGATCACTGC